ATAGGCTTCACTCCTATTGATGGTTATACTCCGTTTATATCCGATTATCTGAAGAGCGCACAAACTCTAGAGACCAAGAAGGCTAAGTTGTTAAAGAACAAAGAAGTCCCTGTGCGTCAGTACAGCCCGTCAAGGGATGCGTCCGTGGTGTACTTGCATTCTGATGAAAACCCATTTGGCGGGTACGAGCGTATTGCAAAAGACCTTCGTGGAAGACCAGAAGAGGAGATATTAGTTCGCGCTTACGGAGTACCCGTAAAAAGCATGACTTCTTTACTCCCGCTTTTTAACACTGAAGTTAACGTGCTAAAGGACAACGAGCCTAATAAGTACGGAATGCAGTTCCCTGACGTATCTGATAAGTCCAGGTACACAGCGTACCAGGTAGTGGACCCCGCTGGGGCAAAAAACTACGTATCTATATGGGCCGCTGTAGACGATAACGATAACGTGTACATCTGCCGCGAGTGGCCTGATTGGGACACTTATGGGGACTGGGCGGAGTTCGGTGACCCTAAATGGAAACTTGGCCCCGCCTCAAAGAAGGTCGGATTAGGCGTAAAGGGGTACGTAGATTTATTCAAAGAAATTGAACATGATCTAGGAGTTCAGGTATTTGAGCGAATTGGGGACTCTAGATTCTTTGCTAAAGAGAACGAGAACAACGAAGATTTGTTTATGGCATTCGAGGAGCACGACATGATGTTCGTACCTTCTGATGGCCGTATGGAGGAAGTTGGGCTATCTGCATTAGATGAGTGGTTTAATTACAACCCGAATGAGCCTATTGATTCTGCTAATAAGCCTAGATGCTATATTCACGAGAGCTGTCGAAACTTAATTGATAGCCTCATTAACTACAACTCGAAAGGGAAGATGGACGAACCCTTAAAGGACTTCTTTGACGTTATTCGTTATTTGCGAATGGCGAACTATGGAGAAGGCCCAGTCCACGTAACAGCTCGCGATTTAGCAGTAACTCGCAGGTCTATAGGAGGATATTAAATGAAGATAAGATTAAGTGAAATAGCTCAGAAAGAGCATTATGTTTGGGATGAGTTATTGGTACTAGCGAAGGAAAAGCTGTCCAATGGTATGATGACTGGTGTGGGCAAGAACACCTGGATCTCCGATGAGGGGCAGGAAATACTAACTGAAGCTATAGAAGCTCCAGAGGCTACTGCGAAGCATATAAGTGCTAAGGTAATAAAGGTAGCACCTAACAAGAAGTACGTTTATGCGTACGTCCGTGAAAGTGGAATTAAGATCCCTGTGCTTGTTCCTAAAAAAATTTCGGAACGGTTAGTTGGGAAATTAATTACAGTTGAAATTATTGAAGACGTTAATGGAGTTTCTTACAGATACAGAAGAGGAACAGCTTAATAGCTTAGTTCAGGATAGGAAATTCCTGTCCCAAGAGATAGATCGCTTGTTGGGTTGGGAGCTTCTTAGGCTAATATCTCTACATAATTCAGAGAGGTTGATGCAAAATAGCGAATTCTGTGATAAGATTGGAGTAAACTACTGGTACTCATACAGGGTTCTGTACAAGGTGCAAGATAAGGTTCAACAATTTTTGGAAAACTTAGAGCGGTAATGCAGAACAACGATTACTCAAAAGCAATAACGTACGTTGGCAAAAAGCCAGATATAGACGTTCTTATAAAGGCGTACCAGACGACAACCAACGAGCTGCAAGCGTACTACGACCTTTGTCGTACCTCGTACGATGACAGGCGTAACTGGTGGCCTGGTAAAAGCCGTGATCTTCGCAAACACGGAGCAGATGCCTTCCCGTGGGAAGGAGCCTCTGATTTAGAGAGCCATGTTATTGATGAGCGTGTAACTCGCTTAGTTTCGTTGTTCATGTCCGCCCTAAACAGGGCTAATATACAGGCTTTCCCTGTAGAAGCTACAGACATCCCTAGAGCTAAGGTAGTTTCGAACTTCCTGAAGTGGATGACAACCTCTGGGTACATCCCTAGGTTCAAGCAAGAAATGGAACTAGCTGCGAACTATATGCTTGAGCGTGGCATGATGGTTACGTACTGCGGTTGGATAATGGAGGATCGCACGTTCAAGCAGAAGATAGACCTCAGAAGGATTGCTGCTGCTAGTCCTGAGCTAGCTGAAATGATAGCTAGTGGCCAGAACGACGAAATGGTAATCCAGCAGATGCAATCCGCTGTTCAAGTATCTGAATCTAACGCAAGAAAAGCATTAGATGAGCTGCGCGAAACAGGTGTAGCAGAAGTGCCTACTGTACGCAGACAGGTGAATGCTCCAGAGGTAAAGACCGTAGCCCCTGATGGGGATTTTATTTTTCCCGCTTATGTAACAGACCCACAACGAGCGCCGTACTGTTTTTGGCGCACGTACTACACTGCACAAGAGTTGCAGAATAAAGTAAGTACAGATGGATGGGATGCAAATTTCGTGGAGCACGTGATCGAAAACTTCTCTGGTGTAAACATAAATTCCTTGGAGAGGGAACAGGAGGGAAGGCGAAGCATTTCATCAACTGATGATGCTTATGAGGCTGAGGAACTGATTGAGATCATACATGGTTACCAGAGACTGATAGACGAGGGCGATAAGTCCGAGGGTATCTACGAGACCGTGTTCCACGAATCTTTTTCAGGAGATGCTGGCGTAGGCATACAAGCGTACGCCAAGTTCGAGCTTATGAACGGGTACGAGGACTACCCTGTAGTAGTTACTCGGTTCAGCGAGGACACAAAGCGTCTATATGATGCAATGACGGTTCCATCGCTTCTGAGAGGCATCCAGAACCAAGTTAAAGTAGAGCGTGACTCTCGGATAGACAGCAATTCGCTATCTACCCTACCAGCCGTAACTCATCCAAAGGGAAGAAAGCCAGAAGAGATCGGTCCAGGTCGCTTTATCCCAGAGGTTCGTCCTGGAGAAATTAGCTTCATGCAGGGGCCAGGATTTAATCCAGGATCTGTAGAGATGGAGAACAATCTTCAGGCTCAAGCTGACAGAATAGTTGGCCTAGATGAAGAATCTCCGCTTAGTGGAGTACGAAGGCAGTTCTTGGTTGACAAGTACCTTCAGCACATCGCTAAAGTAGTTACTACTTGTTACAAAAACTTTCAAAGGTTCGGGCCTAACGAAATATTTTTTAACGTAACTGGAGTTCCTGATCCCCAGATGTTTGACAAGGGTGATCCGAACGAAAATTACGACGTTACTATCAGTTTTGATGTTCTGAACGCTAGTTCAGAGAAACAAGAGGCTAAATTAAATCAGTTGGTTTCGTTGGTTCAAATGGACAGAAACGGACTGATTGACGTAGATAAACTACTAACAGCAATAGCTGGAAGTATTGATCCAGTTCTGGCTAGCGGTATTCTGCGTCCTGCTCAAGAGGCCCAGGACAAGATGTTAAAAGAAATCACAGATGACTTATCTAAAATTTATGCGGGGATCGAAGTTCCAGCGCGTCCTAACGGTGCTCAAGCTGCTTTGCAAATTATTCAAAGCTATGTGCAACAGCCAGATGTTGGGAAACGCCTTCAAGAAGATGAAGCGTTTGCCCAGCGTTTACAAAAGTACAATGCACAGTATCAGTTCGTTATACAGCAAGCTCAGAACGCGCAAATAGGCCGCGTAGGTACTGCACCAGCTCAAATGGGCGACGTACAGACTCAAGGTATGCAGCAGTAATGCCTGATAATCAAAGTACATCAGAGTTCGCTGACAAACGAGCCTTAAATGCCCGATTAGATTCTATCTTGAAATCTATGGATGGGAAGCAAGTTTTTCCGACAAAGCATCCTATGGCTGGAGAATCAAACGTAGTTACAACTACTGTTTCTTTTGATGGAAAACATTTTATTCTTCCATCTATGGTTGGGGGCAAAAACTTAATGGAAGGCAACGAATTTATTAACGTAGCCAGAAAAAAGGGTTTAAATAATTATCCTGCATTTGATGATCCTAAAATTGCTAGTGCTGTTAGTAAGCTTATGCACGGCGGCGTTCTTGAGGATGGAACATTCTCCTACGAGCTTGCAAAACAAAATTTTTAATATGGCAGACAATCTAAGTAGAAGCGATCTTGCTCGTCAAAGAACAAAGGCTAAGTATAATCAAGAAATATACGATCAACTTGCTTTGCACGAGGGGGAGGAACCCAGCGTGTACACAGACACTAAGGGCAAGCGCACTATAGGTATAGGGTTTAATTTAGACGAACCTTCTAACCGAAAGAAAGCAGAAGCATTAGGACTCAATGTGCAGGATATGCTTTCTGGAAAGAAAACTCTTTCTGATAAAGAAATAAAGCTGCTGTACAACGAGTCCATTAAGCAAGCAACAAAAGATGCTAATGCTTATTTGCCTAAAGCTGGTAGACACCCTCCAGTAGTCCAGAAGGTTTTATTAGATATGTCGTTTAATTTAGGATTAACGAAATTAAATGGCTTTGTAGAAATGAGAAAAGCCTTGCTAAGGGGTGACTACAATAAAGCTGCTGACGAAATGATAGATAGCGAATGGTATCGTCAGGTGGGGAATAGGTCTAAAACATTAGTAGATATGATGCGATCTGCAGCTCAATAAATAACTTTGGACAAGAACGTAAAATTTTTATCGAAGTACGAGCACTTTGCTCGTTTTATAAAAGATATAAAGGATCGAAGAGAGTCTAGTATATCTAGGCTAAGATCCGCTTCACAAGAAGAAGTAATGCAGATTTCTGGAGAGATTTCTGCTTACGATGATATACTTCAGGACTCAGATTCAGATAATTTGTTAAAAAAATGGTCTGATCATGTCTAAGATGTAAGTTTCCGTGATATAATCACGCCCTCGCCATCGCTAGGCGTAATAGCGGAAACAGCATATACACATGAGTGAAGTTATCGAGGCGGTCGCTGATGCCTCTCAAGATACAGCGGAAAATACTAATATATCCGCGTCTGAGTTCGAGCTTAGACGTGCCAGACAGATGGAGGAGTTAATTCCTTCTGAGTCTGAACCAGAGGCCGAAGATGCGTCTATTTCAGAAGATATTGAGATTGAATCTCAGTCTAATGAAGAAGAGGTTTCCGAGGGTAATGAAGATGTTCTTTCAAATATCGACTTAGAAAATCTTTCTGAGGAGCAGATTAAACACCTTTCTGAGGCTCTTTCTAGCCGAGCTGTTGACCGTTTTGGTAAACTAACAGCTAGAGCTAAAGCTGCCGAGGAGAAGGCTCAAACACTTGAGGAAAGTTTAAAAGCTCAACAGGACGAAATTCTATCTTCTAAATCTGATATTGTTGATAACCCGTACTCTGATCTGAATACCATGAAGGATATTCAGGACAAGGCGAAGGAAATCAACGATGTTATTGATTGGGCAGAAGAAATCTTGTTTGATTCTGATGATTACGGTGCACACGACACAGTAACAGAATCAGACGGAAAAACCATGACTAAAGCTGAGGTGCGTGAAGCCCTTAAGCAAGCAAGGAAATCCAGAGACAAGTTTCTTCCTGATCAATTTCAGAAAGTGAAGAAAACGGAAAACGCTGTAGCGTTACGCCAAGAGTACGGTCAAAAAGCTTTAAAGGAATTTAAGTGGTTAGGCGACAAAGATAGTGAACAGACTAAACAGTTTGTGCAACTAGCTAGTCAGCCTGCTCTACAAAAAGCCTACGAACAAAGCCCTGACCTTAGTTGGCAACTCCCGTATCTATTAGCTCATTCAGTTGATAATATGTTCGGGGGAGACGCTAAAAAATCACCTAAAGGTGCTGGCCAAGCGTTTAAGCCGTCTCCACCTAAAAGCCCTTCGTTGGGCGGTGCTAAGTCCGATAAATCTGAAAGCAATTCTTCAAAAGCCCTAAAGGATCTTTCGTCTAGGTTCAGAGAGTCTGGAAACAAAGATGACTTCCAGAAACTGAGAGAAGCGCGATGGTCGCGTAATCTCAACTAACCTGAATACATAAAATGTCACTATCAAATACATACGACACAACTAGTCCAGGTTCGGCTGCTTCCAATAGAGAAGATCTTAGCGATGTGCTAACTATCTTGGCTCCTGAAGAAACGCCCGTCCTGTCCTCGTTATCAAAAACTCGTGCATCTGGCACGATCCACGAATGGACTGTAGACTCTCTCGCTTCTCCCAGAACTACTGGGATTGCTGAAGGAGCTGACGTAACCACTTTCACTGACCAGTTCAGTGGCCGCGCACGTCTTGCAAATAACACCCAAAAGTTCCGTCGGGACTACATGGTTAGCGACCTCCAAGAGGCTGTTGATTCTGTTGGCCCTGCTAAGGTTGCTCAAGCTGAAGCTAAGGCAGTTCGCGAACTAAAGCGTGATATTGAAGCTACCTTGCTTTCGAACAACGATCTAGACACTGAAGACGGAGCTGGTTCTGTTTACAAGCTACGTGGCCTCGGCGACTGGATTGATTCCTCTGGACCTGCTGCGGTTCCCGCAGATTACCGTACTCCTGCTGGTAGCATTCATTCTACTGGTGCGTTCACGGAAACTGCGATGAACAACATCATCACTTCTATCTATCGCGTTAGTGGAAACACGAACTCGTTGACGTTGATTGCAGATACTGCTCTTCGTCGGATCATCAGCGACTTTGCTCGCACTGGTGTAGATGGAAACGCCGCTAACGAAGGTGTTCGTAGCGTTAACTACAACGGCGAATCCGCTAAGATTAAGTTGAGCGTTGAGCTTTACCAGTCCGATCACGGTATCGTTTCTGTTGTGAACATGAACCCTGATTGCGCTCCTGATACTGCTGCGCAGGATACTGGCTATTTTGTCAATCCTGAGTACGCTGGTATTGCAGAGCTAATCCCAATGGGCAGTTCTCGTCTACCTAATCAAGGTGGCGGAGAGCGTGGATACGTTGATTGTGCGCTTACGCTCGCAGTTTACCATCCTGGTGCTCATGGTAAGATCACCGCAATCGCATAAGGAGGTACGTTATTATGGCTATCGAATTAAAGAAAGTACAAAACATTGAAACCCTCGCGTTGGGATTCAATTATGAAGCTTCTATTGACTTGTCTACTCTTGGCACAACCGCTGGTTCAGCGACTGCTGTAGATATTCAAGTTGGTGAAGCTGCTATGGCTGGTGGCGTTTACGCTGCTGCTATTATCGTTGACGAGCTTGTCGTCGGAACCAGCATCACGGATGCCACTATCGCTATCGGCGATGACGGTGACGCTGATGGTTTCGTTGACGAAGTTGACGTTTTCAGTGACAGCGGAAACTTGGGCAAGATTTTCACCAATACTGGTGCATTGCTTGACGATGGGTTGCACTTGGTTAGCGCCGTTGACCTCACCTACAATTTCACAGGTGAAGGACCAGACGTAGCTACTGAAGGGAAGATTCGTCTTCTTATGAAGTACTACCCTACCGCAGGACAACTATTCGCATCATAATTAATTAATTAATTATTTATTAAGGGAGGTTGGGCCAATCCTGGCCTCCCTTTTTCTTTATGGAAATCATTACATCTCTTCCAAGGTACAGCGACGGAGAAATAAATCGAGCGTTCATGCGTGAGATTAGGACTGGACTGAAGTTCGAAAAAGAAACCGAAAAAGCTCGAACAGACATAGCCAGAAAAGAGTCCGCAGAACTTAAAGGCAAGGAACATCCTGTTCTAGGAAAGCCAGTGGCAGTAATGCCAGCAAGAGAGTTCTTTAGACTGACAAAGAAGTACGGGAACGACACCGTGCATTCTAAAGAATTTATACAAGATTACAACAAGAGGTTCAAGGATCTCTCACCCAATAACGCGTAATGCAGGACAAAGCTAATAAAGACTTGTATGATCTAATATCCGCTCTGTCGGGTACATCAGATTTTACCACTGCTGAAAATGCTCATCTATTAGCTTTAGCAAACAGACGGATGTACGAAGCGTACAACCGTACTCCGTACTGGGCCAGGTATTTAATATCTGCTGAACCACGTACCATCGAGAACCAAATATGTCCATTCACCCAAGACGGGTATTACGTGTTTGGTGCAGGAACTGATGGCGTTAATGGACTGTACAAGCTCAACGGAACAGAGAACGGTCAATCGGCGTACACGTACTACGACACCACTGACATATCCGCTACAGCTATAGAGAACGGAACCGTGTACCAAATAGAGTACGCTGGGTCTTCGGACTTTACTTCAATTGGTGCAGGAAGCAATGACGCTGGAACTATTTTTACGGCATCAGCATCCACTACAGGAACAGGTAAGGTCAAAACTGCCGAATTCAGCCTAATTAGGAATAGCGGAAATAGTGCTTGGATAATCATAGAAGGTTTTCCGAATGCTACCGAAACTGCGTACTACTCACTAAGCTCAACGAGCATAACGGAAACAGGCTGGAGCATTGGAACCTCTGCGTCAGCTAAGGCAAACACCCCACGAGTTAGAGATCTAAGCGAAATTGGGGAGTTCGTTCGTATTCATCGAAACCAGGCGTTTCTCAATATGTCTTCTATAGAGTACGAGTTCGGAGTTCAGTCCGATGGTGCTCACATTCTGAACGTAGTAAGCTCAGAAGAAAGCCAAGTTTGGGTAACGTACAAGAAACCAGTTACCTTGCTAACGAGCTTAGACATTGATGGATCTGCATCTTTGACTCAAGTACCACAAGAATTTTTTTACTACATGGCACACGCTACGTACGCTGATTTTCTACGAATGGATGGACAACACAATAAAGCTTCCTTTGAGGAACAGATTGCGGAGAACTATTTAGGAGAAGAAATGGACAACCCACAGCAAGTAGCAAACAATAATACTATAGGCAAGCGTTTTAGAACGCACGTATCTCAACAATCTAGATAATGAACTCAAGAACATCCAACTTATACATCGGGAACGTAAACCCGAACGGCACTCCAGAAAACCTATCAGCAGCAACTACTGGTGCTGGAGCAGCATTTGCTGCTTTCCACATTGACACTGATTATGTAGTCATTGATGTCCAAGACAA